AATCTCATCAAGGATAACAATCAATACGTTATAACCTTCCCAGGCTTCTGATTCTGAGTGACCTGAGTGAACTGTTACACCTTTATCAAATTCAACCATGTTAGCTTTAGCAACATATCTACCTTGAAACCAAGGTGATCTTTCAATACGCTGATTAAATCCCTTAAAGAATACTCGGTTAGCCTGCACAGCGTTAATAGCAATATTGATAATATCAATAGCATCCCCTGGTGGTTTACCAAAATAAACGGCAGGATCTTTCAAACATAACAAAAGATATACAACATATGCACAAGCAATAGTAGATGTATAGTCCTTACCAGAACCTTTACCAAGTTGCATAATAATTTCATTACATGTTTGTTTAAATATTTTACGACCTTCGTCTTCGCCGTAAATTCTTATTAAAGTATCTTGTTTATAAATTTGCGTAGAAGCACGAATCATTGTATATTGATTTTCAGATAATGGTGGTAATCCAAGATATTCTTTATCTGTTACAAATTGCTCTAGTGGTACTGGGGTTTCATCAAACTCATCACCACTTAAAGCATCTAAAAATACATTAAAGTCTGACATTAATTTACAACTACCGCTTCAACCTGTCCTGTTACTTCTGATAATCTTTTAGCAACTTCCCATTTACAATGATCACAGCTGGCAGTTACTTCTTTTAGAATACTTACAAGTATCTCTTGCTTACGCTCTGACTCTAGGACTTGATCTGTTAAGTCGCTATTTTCAAGAACTCCCGCTTTATTCAACATTTCAATACGTTTTGCTTCAATATCAGCAATTAATTTAAGTGCTTGAGTTTTAACTGGCAATGCATCCTGAGCATCTGCTTGCTCTAATGTTCTCCAAGCTTCTTTGATAAGCATACTGTAATGCTCATCTGCTCCCGCCAAAGCTTCTTTAGCACGTGCTTTAATAGCAGTATTATCTTGTACTAATTCTTTCCAATTTTTAATATGGTTATCAACTTGAACACGAGTAAGTTCTAGTGTGCGAGCAATTTGTGCTGGAGTGCTACCTTTAAGTAACTCTTCAACAACTTTATTCATTTGGTCAAATTGACCAGCAACCTCTAATTCATTACCCATTGTCTGTTTTATAGAAACCTGATCCTTTGAATTGTACGCCTGGTGCTGTGTAAACCCTATTCATTCTATGTCCAAGTTGACATTCTGGAATTTCTTCAGGATCATTGAATCCTCTAGTTATTTCAACATCTTCATCACACTCTATGCAACAATATTGATAAATAGGCATACCTAATTATACCTCTTTATTACTGTTAATGTCAAGGCCAATTTTATACAAAATTAGATAACCTATCAAATCATCAACATCATTATCTCCTGGATAACCCTTATCATTCTTAATACGACTTAACTTATCATCAATTCTATTTCTAAGCCCATCCAAATCATCGCCCTTTGAAAAAATTTTAATAGGGTTCAACGCTGAATTGCCATATGAAATATTCTTATCTATAAGCATTTTAGCAGTTTTCATGCATTGTCTAAGAATGGCATTACCTGCTGGGGCATTTACTGAATGAAGATATAAGTTTTCATAGTCTTGAGGTGAAATCACGGAAACTTTCTGCCTTTCTGTCTTTTTCTGATAGGATTGGTTTTTTTGTAACCCAATTAATATTTAAATCTAAATCTAAAGGGTTAATTTCTTTTTCAAAATTATGATTATATTCAGATGATAATAGATAAACTATAGTTGCTGATTCACTTAATACTTCAAAAGCATGACCAAGACCTGCAGATATCCAAGCAACTTTGCCTGAATTTTCTTCTAGTTCTATTACATCATACTGACCAAATGTTTCAGAATCTTTTCTGATATCTACTGCAACATCACGAATCTTTCCACTGACACATATTACCATCTTTGATTGCCCTATGTCAACAGTACTATAATGAATGCCACGAATGACTCCATGCTTTGAAACTGATGTGTTAGCCTGAACAGGTTCAAAATTCTTAAACCCGCCGAATGATTTTTGAGTAAACCATTGTTGGAAAGACCCACGCTCATCTGTATGAACTGGAACGTGGATCTCCTCAAATCCAAAAATCTTAGTCTGCACTTTTATAGTGCCAACCACTCGGAATGCTTCAATGTCCAATCTACAGTTTTCTGTAATGACTCTTCAAATGAATATGGTGGTGTCCAACCAGATTCCTTCATCTTATCTCCACTTAATGCGTATCGCATATCATGACCTGGACGTGAATCATTAAAGTCTATAATTTCATACTTTAGCTCTCTTCCCATACATCTTGCAACTGCTTGTGCAATTTCTAAATTAGTTAATTCATCTTTGCCAACAATATTCCATTTTTCAGGAACAGAAGCTTCACCGTACTTTGGAAAATTTTGATTAAGAACATGCAAAAGTCCATCTGCTTGATTTCTAGCATGAAGGAAATAACGACTTCCAATCTCACCAGTTTTTGGATTTCCATGAACAGTTACAGTTTCATTATTGAAAATCTTTTTAATAATCATTGGAACATATTTTTCTGAATCTTGAGTTTCACCAATAATGTTCATTGTATTTGTAATAGCAATTGGTAGCCCATATGTTCTCCAATAAGCAAAGCAAATATCTTCTTGTGCTGCTTTAGATGCTGCATAAGGATTACTTGGTAAATGCAAATCAACCCATTCTTTATGCTCATAACCTTCTTCTGCTGGACCATAAACTTCATCTGTTGAAACTTGAATAATCTTTTCAATTGAAGGCTGGGTTCTTGCCCAATCTAGCAAATGACAAATTAAAGCAACATTGTTAAGGATAAAGTTTGCTGGATCTTCAATACTTCTCTTAACATGACTCTCACTTGCTACATTAACAACATAATCAATTCTTCCCCATACCGCTGCTGTCACAGGAGATACAGGTGCTGTTAGGTCTGTCTTGACAACCTTAACACGCTTAAATGCATCTTCAATTCCATCAGTAGCAACACGAATGCGATCTTGAATTCCTTTATGAGTAAAGGTAGTTGGGCAAACAATTTCCCAATCTGTGTTCACCAAGAAATGGCGTAGCACATGGCTTCCTACGAAACCTGATGCTCCTGTTAGTAATACTCTCTTCATTAGTAATTGTCTCCTAGACACTCTTCTATATTAACCCAGCTATTTTCACTGCACATTTTTTCATATATGAAACCATCACTTGTGCCTTCATATCTATACCAAAAATTAGTTTTAGCCCACATATCTCTACTGGCTACTAATTGCATTACATCAATATTACAGTTAACTGGTGGGATACCTCTGAATGGTTGACCACCCGCAGCCTTATAATGCCTTACTGTAAATATAATTATATCAGATTTAGTCTCTTCTATTTTATCTGCAATGACTTGAAAAGCATGTGATTCAAACTTATTATCTATGTTAAACTGAATATAATAATCGCAGTCTGGCATATTCTCATAAGCATATCTCATAGCATGGTCTCTTGAATAGTGACCCCATTCACCCTTCCATTCAGGTGTATTAATGATATGAGGATTTAATCCCATCCCTGCAAAATCTATTTCTTCCGAATAAGGTTTATCTTTTGGACCATCATGACAAATAACAATTTCAAAGTTATTGTATGTTTGATTTGCTATTGATTGTAATCCATCAACCATTCCCTGTCTAGGAACGTGATTCTCATAGTCTACGGCGATAATGCCAAATTTTGGTTTACTCATGATACTCTATGAACCACCAAAACAATATTGTCTTTTAGTCCATGCGGATCATTTTCCATATCACGTAAATGATTCATGTTAATAAGAAATGACTTGTAATTTGAAGGTAGAGAATCTGAAACCTTTTGCCATTGTGGTTCATCAACTAATCTAATATCCTCAACTACAAACCATCCATTTACATTAAGCCAAGGGAGTACTGCATTGAATGTCATAAGTGTTTCATAAGGGTCATGACAACCATCATCAACAATGAAATCGTATGTTCTACCATTTAAAGACTTATGAACATCATAGAATGTTCTTAAATCTCTTTGGTCAACATAAAGGCTTTCAATTCTATCTTCTTGGATAAAGAACTGATGCTCATAATCTACACCAATAACATGAGAGGTATGAAAAAGCTCTTTCCAAGCACGGAGTGATGCCCCATGATAAATACCAATTTCAAGGATACTTTCTACCTTTTCTCTATCAAAAAATAGTGAAGAGTAAACCTCATGGTAATTGTGTCTTGTTGATTTATCTGAATTGAAGTGATTAAACACTCTTTCAAATAATTCTTTATCGTTTGATTCTCCTGTATATTTATAGAATTCTTCTAGCGTAGCCATTCGTTTTCTCTCCTTCTCTTAAGATCCCAGCCCTTGACTGTATAATCTCCTGTTGCTTTTTTGTTTCTGTAATACTCACCATTCTTGCCGAATGTATAGTTGTTTTTGTTTCTTAGGTTCTCATCACTATTAATTGTTTGAGAAGGTCTATCCCCCAATTGGTGTATATGAATTCCTGGAGCAATCATCTGCTCTACAAGACCAGCCAATACCATGCGGTCATCATAATCGTTGTCTTCATAATAAGCTGGATAGATATACTCATCAAAGAGACCAATCTTCTGAACAATTTCTTCTCCTAACGAGAAGCAACTATAAGAAGCATTACTCTTTACAAAACGACCACCACTGCTAAACTCTGCAAACTTTGCCAAAGATCCCGCATCAAATTTTATATCTGCAGAAGAGAATAGCCAATAAGGTACGTGAGGGAATAGTTTAACCCCAAGATTCCATGAACCAGATACCCCCAAATTTGAGGGTAGGTTCAAGACTCTAATGTTCAAACCTTGTTCTTTTGGAACATAGCTTTCTTTTCCATTATTAATAATTAAGATATCTCCTATAGGATAATCTATAGAACTTAACGCTTCATCAAGCAAATCATATCTATTAAGAATAGGTATAATCAGTACAGGTATCATTACTTCAACCACTCATTCCTTCTTCTTCTATCCAAATCCCATCCAATTGGGGCGTAATTATTGTTAATCTTTTTTTGCTCAAAATAATTACGATTTGCTTCATGGCTTATGTTATCATTAATTTTTTGAAAAGATGGGTCACTCTTAATTGTTTGTGAAACTCCACCAGTGTCTGCTGAAGAATTAGATAACAAATGAATTTTAAATCCATCTAAATAAAATCTGTTAGTGTAATCTTCATCTTCATAATATGCTGGATAAATATATTCATCAAAAAGACCTGTCTTAGCAACAATATCTTCACCAATACTAAACAAACTAAACTGAACACCTTCAATAAATACTGCTCTATCTTTTCTGCTTTGTGCTGCAAACTCTTTAAAAGTTCCTGGATTTGCTGAAGTATCTGCAGAACCAAACATCCAATACGAAGCATGAGGGTACAATTTAATACCTAAATTCCAAGAGCCAGAACATCCAAGATTAGATGGTAGGTCTAGTACTCTGATATTAAGATGTGAAAATTCTTCTTGTAACCCAACAGTATTATCATTATTAGAACTATTATTAATAATTAAAATTTCATCAATTGGATGGTCTATAGACTGTAAAGATTTTTTGAGTAAATCAAATCTATTTAAAACAGGATAAATTAAAACTGGTATTGAACTTACATTCTCGTCAGAGGATGGTTCAAGAATTACACAGTCATAATCTGGAAAATCCATTACTTACTCCATTTTCTAGGTTTTTTGATCAAATCAAACTTTTCTAACGCTCTTTGAATAGTCATATGAGAGCATCTAGCTTCCATAGCCATTTGAAGAACAGTTTTCTTTTCAACTACGTATCTTTTGTATACCCAGTCCTTGTTTTCCCAGGGTGTATATCCTTTAGCCATTATACCTCCTCACAAGATTTCATTTTATTATAAACTTTTTCAATCCATTCATAAAAATCTTTTTCTGTTCTATTTGATTTTGACATATTGCAATGCTTGCAACAAGGATGAATATTTTCTTTTAAATATCCTTTTGAAGAATCTATTCTATCAATACCCGTATATCTGAATTGCTTTTCCCAACTATTTTTAGGGTTAAAATAACTAATTTCAGATAACCCACAATATGTGCAATCTTGAGTAATAATTGACATAAAAAAATCATAATCTAAGTCAAACTCAAGACCTCTACGTAGTGCTGTTTGTTTGTAATTTCTCCAAACATTTCTTGAAGGATTTGACGTGCCATTTTTTCTATAGGAGGCTCCTGCATCTTGCTTTGAACATATACCACAAGAAACAACTTTATTCTTAACTAAATCATAAGATGTACAAGGTTTTGGGCTTCCGCCACATTCACAAACACAAACCCACTTCATACCTTTAGATAGATTACTATCTTTTTTAAAAACACGAATTTGATCAATAACTGTTAACTTATTAAATTTATCTCCTATTTTTATAATATATTTAACATTACCCATATAACATCATTGTACCACATTATAGGAATATCGCAAACTATGTATTAGACACAACATAATAAGCGGCAATCCCAAATGCATCTGCCACATTGTCTGATTCAAGAGATATCCCATATGTATCTTTAACCCAATTTATAGTTTTTTGCTTTCTTTTTTCTCTAATTTTATTTTTAATCCAGTTATCAGATTTATTAGGAAATTCTAATCTAACTGCTTCTTTTTCAGATTTATTAAAATTTTTATTATTTATTGCACTTTGCCAGGCAATTGGAGTTACTTCTTTAACCTCTACCCCATCGCTTAATAATTCTGACATAATTACCCCAAATACGTATGCCATCTTAATTCCTGTTGCAACAGATTTAACTGAAATAGCTGCTTCCATTACAACAAAATCAAAATCTAATTCATGCTTAAAAGATCTTATCTTACGCTTCGCATCAAGAATTCTTTCATAGACATCTGAGCCTTCAAATCTAACTTCGCCCCATTTTACAGCTTCTTTTTCATGCATTAAACAGAAAGCAAAGCTATTTGTACTGGCATCTATGCCTAGCACTTTATGAGCATTAGGGCGGGATAGACTAGCTAGAGACACGTTTCACCATCTCTATAAGTTCTTTCTTCTTATCAGATTCAACCTTGGCAATACACTTATTGCAAATTTTTCCTTCATTATATCTGCTAAGTACCGATCCACATTTAGGAGTCTTGCAAATTCTTTTCTTGCCGTTCAGACGAGCTTTTTTGTCGTAATAATCAGCCTTTAATTTTTCATTAGTGGCTATACGACAACATTCATCAGAACAGTATTTTTGATTATGAGTTTTTGGTTCAAATTCTTTTATGCCTTGGCATTTGTCATAAGCACATATCATTTTTCAAGCACCAAGGCTTCTATATCAACCTCACCGAGATCTTTCTTCTCAGCCCAGCATGTCTTCTTAACAGGACAACCTTTACAAGCCCAAGTAGATTTAGTAAACTTACGCTCTGGCAGGGTTCCCGCTTCATATGCTGAGTAAACCTTACGCATCCAATCCCAGACATCATCAACAAGCTTTGTATTCTTTTCATCCATATTAATGGGAATAATCAAGAATGAATTATCATTTTTATTTTCATAGAAAAAGAAACCTTGCTTTGCTCCACGAATTTTCATATAAGTCAAAAGCTGAACCTTATGGTATGGCAATGGTTGCATCTCTGCTTGACGAATATCAAAAATTTCTTGTTTAGCAGATTTAATTTCTCCTACTACTTCTTCACCATTCCACTCTATAAAAGTGTCTGCAAAACCTCTAATTGGAGGATCATCATGGGTAACTTCTGTTTCATTTGATTTGAATACTGGCGTTTTAGCCATAACCTTCTGAATACGATCATGGACATACGTGCCATTATCCATATTAATGACACCCATAGCATCGGTTTCATTTTCAAACTCAGCACCATTAAAAGCAATGAACCAATATCTAGGGCAGTTACCGCTACCATAGCCAACACCACTAGGACTAAAAGTTTTCTTTTGAGTAAATGCATCGGGTCTCTTTCCACTTAATACTGCTTCTTCATACATTTTTGCAAATGCTGCAGAGTCAAATCCATTAGGATCTGACATTTTTTGAAACTTTAGGTTAGCTATTACATCTCTACCCATATTATGCTCCGTATCTTGCGCTATATTTTAATGCATCTACCAAGCGATTTATAGCTTCCTCGGCTGTATAATATACGTTCTTTTTCTTTGCATTTTCCCCACCTTTTTCAAAAGTAGTATAGAATCTTGACATCATAG